CCCCGAGGCCCCAACGCCGTCGGTGGGAGGTGACGAGTAATGTCCAACGACGGGCGTTGTACCTGCGGCTGCCGGATCTTCTACGACCGGTCTCTACGCATGACGACGGCGGACGGTTCTGCCTACAACATCCCCGGCATCCAGATCGTTGAGTGCGTCAATTGTGCGAACGTCTCGAAGGTCGTCGGCACTGACGGGGAGAGGAAGACCGTCATTCCCTTTGTCAGTGGTCGTGCCGCCGAGAAGGATCTATTCCTGGCGGCGATGGATGCGTGGAAGGTCGACCATGACAAGGCCCCGAACTCTCATTACTTCATCCACGAAGAAGCGGACATGAAGGACTTCGAGCGCCTCGGGATCCCGCAGCCGGAACAGAAGCGGCGCTTGGAGGTAGCGAAGTGACGGGTGTTGCGATAGGTCTTGCGATCCTGCTTGCCGTGCCGATCCTGGCGTTCGCCATGATCTTTGCCACGGGATGCATCTGCGGGGTCGCGGCCTATCACCTGTCTCGCCAGATTGTGGTGCAGTACCAGCCGACGCGGAAGGCGTACGACCCGACTACCGAGAAGCTGAAACTGAAGGCCGCCGCTGCAAAACTTGCTCAAGAGGCAGCAGACCTACAGAAATCCTATCTGGGCGGCCTACAGCTTACTCGTGAACAGTACGTCGCTCAGGAGAATGGGCAGTGAGCGTCAAAGACAAGCTCAAGACGATGACGCCTGAGGAGATTGAGGACTGGCTCATCAACAAGATGAAAACCGCTGAGAGAGAGGCGGATCAGATAAGCGCGGCCAAGCTGCTCATGCAGAGGAAAGGCATGATCCAGCACGGCAACGCGGAGAAGAAGGACTACCGGGAAGTCATCATCGGTGGCGACGACGACAAGGCTGGGGGGAGTGCTGATGACCGGTAGTTAGACCGAAAGATAACGCACCAACTCCTCCTGGCGCGGATTGCCCCCAGCCTTCCGAAGCCAAGGAGATTCGCTACCCGGACGGGGTAGGCTCTCTCCCTGCCCCGTCCGCTCCCGACATTCAGGTCACCCGCCCGAGGGGGCGGCCTCGCAAATATCCGAAGAAGGGCTCGGAGCCCGTCGTCGACACCCCGAAACACGTTTCTATCGACAGTGAAGTCGAGCAGCCGAAGCGGAACAAGTACGACGGGGTCAAGCAGAAGGGTCCCATCCGCCTAGAATACAATCCGCACCCGAAGCAACAGATCGCGGCCGAGGCCATCGAGAACGGCGCGAAGATCATCCTCTTCATGGCCGGCATCCGCAGCGGCAAGAGCTGGGGCTTTGCCTACGAGTGCCTGAAGCAAATCTACAAGTTCAAGCGCAGCCCCGCTCTCGGGTACATCGTCACGCCGACGATCAACATGGGCCGCATCCCTCGCCGCCTCTTCATCCAAGCGGCAGGAGACGCCCTCCATCGGTACAAGCGGGCGTCAGACGACGGGCCTCCGAACTGCCAGATGTACCCCTACCAGGGGCAGAAGACCAAGTACTACCTCGTCGAGTTTCACTCCGGAGAGCATCCCGACCGGATGCGCGGCGCTTCCGTGGCCTGGGCGTGGCTGGACGAAGCCGCGTTCATGAAGCCAGAGGTCTACGACGTCGTCCTCGGCCGCGTGATGGAAAACGACGGGATCATCATGATCTCGACGTCACCCTCCACGCAATCCCACTGGACGTACACCGAGGTCATGGCCCATGCCGCCAAGTGCGGAAAGTGCGGCCTGTACTACCACGACCATCGCCTCAAGCGCGAAGGCGACAAGCTGGTGCCGAACGACCACGAACCCGAGGATGTGGTCGGCGACAAGTCCATCGCGGTCATCCAGTGCGCGACCTTCGACAATACGCACCTGTCGGAAGACCTCATCCGCAAGCTGAAGGAGCGGTACTCCCTCAAGGATCCGCTCATCGCAAAGCGTGAACTCTACGGTGAAGTCTGCGGGTTTGAGGGCCTCGTTTACCGGTCCTTTCAGCGCGAAGAGCACCGCAGTCCGTACAACAAGTTCAACGTCCCCAAGGACGCCTACATCTTCGCCGGGGTCGACTTCGGCGTGAATGACCCCATGGTCGTGTCCTTCATCGCCCGCATCGGCGATTCCTTCCATGTCGTCGACGAGTACTACTACCAGGGGCCGCCTCGGTCGATGTCCGACCATGTCCAGGCTATCCGTCAGAGGTGCCCCCTCTGGAGCCGCGTCAGGAAGTGGTGGTACGACCCCCGAGGCAAGCAGGAATCCATCGAGCTTGCCCGCCTTGGGCTCAAGCCAATGCTCAAGGCCCGCAAGCAGTGGGCGACGGGCTCCAACTGGCTTCAGTACCGCATTGAGACGATCACCTCCCTGCTGATCGCTCGAGACAAGGACGGCCGGCCGCTCCTTCAGATCGCCAACAACTGTCCCGGCATCATCGGCGACTTTGAGAGCCGCAAGTGGAAGCGGTACAGCGTCACCGGCGAGGACGACCGCACCAGGGTGATGGACCAGAAGGGGAAGGAAGTCGACCGGAACGCTGGAGACGAGCCCGCTCCTGGCTACGACCACGGCACGGACGCCGTCGAGTACGGCTGCGTCAGCGAGATCGTGAGCGGTCGGTACAAGGTGAAGAGCGACTCGTCGCCCGTGCAGGCGGTCACGCCTGAGAAGCCTGCTCTGAGCCCCATCCAGATGGCCACGGCCAACTATCTCGGCGAAAGCCTTGTGCAGCATGCCAAGGACTTGGCCAAGCCGCCCAAGAGGGATGCGTGGTCTTTCGGTCCGAGGTGGAAATGAAGCCGGAAGAATTCAAAGAAGGCATGACGGTGAAGCTGAACGGGCGAAAGCACGTCGCCACGGACATGGAGCTGTGCGGAGACGGCTCTTATGTCGTCCATCTGGCCGTCACTGGTCGGGACGCCAATCTCCGGGTCCCCATCGCCAATGTCGAGGTGGTGCAGTGATCCACAGAATCTACACCCCCAAAACTGGCTGGATCGAGGTCGACGATTCGGAGCCCATTATCAACAAGGCTCCCTATATCGGCGGGTGCCCGATGACGGAGCGGTCGGTGCGGGACTGCCGCCACGTCTTCACGCCTACGGACCGGCGGATGCAGCGCAACCGTACGGTCAAGGACGTCGACAAGGCTCTGGACCGCTTCCAGGTCCGCTACCCGCACCTCAAGCGCCCAGACCGGATGAGGAAGGACCCGTTCCCCGAAGTGAAGATCACGGACGATAAACGATGCCAGAAAGAGTAGATAGCCCTAGTCTCTGGGCCGGGAAAGGCGACCCCCAGAACGAAATCGGGGGACCGGGACAGACTGCTTCATTCACCGACCAGACGGACGACGAGAAGGAGATTGTCGTCCAGTCGTGGCGTCGGTACGAGCAGCTCCGGGACTACAAGTACACCCAAGTCCGCCCCGCTGACTGGCAGCGGTACGCCAAGCTGTACGGCGATCAGCATTGGGACGCCTCGACCTACGAGGATTGGCAGTCCACTCCGACGATCAACTTGACCTTCGCCGCCATCCACGCCATCCTGCCGATCATCACGGACAACCGCCCCCAGATTGCGGTGATTCCCAGAGAGCCTCAGGACACGCAGATCGCCGACGTGATCGGAAAGGTCATCGAGTGGCTCTGGGAGTACTGCAACCTCGACCTCCTGCTTCCCAAGACGATGCTGAACGCGCTCATCTTCGGGAACGGCTTCTGGAAGGTCATGTGGGACCCTTGCGCCCGTCAGGGCCTTGGAGACATCTGCGTCCGGAACGTCGATCCGACGAACATGTTCTTCAATCCGGAAGCCACGTCCATCGACGACGCCACCGAGATCGACCACGTCGAGCAGATGCCGATGTCCTGGATCAAGGCCATCGCTCCAGACAAGGCGGAGATGGTGCGTGCTGGTGTGCAGGACGGGAACATCCTCGTCAATCGCCCTCAGCTGCCGCAGAGGAGCAACACCAAGGGCGACGGCACCATCGAGATTCGCACCACGACCGGCTCAAACTCCTACCGCGTCCCCTCCAGCGCCGCGACGAATGCCGACGCCCCGCACAAGGACACGGCCACGGTGCTTGAGCGGTGGATCTTTGAGAAGGACAAGTACCGGTGGCGCAAGATCGTCATCGCCAACAAGGTCCTGCTCTCGGATGAGATCACGGACTTTGATACGCCGCCGTTCGTCCATTTTGTCGACTACCCGGTAGCCTGGACCATCTGGGCTTCCGGCGAAGTCCAGCATGTCGAGAATCTTCAGTACGAGATCAACCGCCGGCGGGGCATGATCCTGGACATCCTACGACACTGCGCGATGCCCATGCTGGTGGTTGATCCTGCGTCGGGAGTTGACCATGAGACCATCAAGGCGAAGCCTAATCTGGTCATTCCTGCCGAAGGCGGCCCTTCGGCGGTTGGCGTTCTGGCTCCTCAGATGGACCTCGGAGGACTCTTCACCGTCAACGACCGAGACAAACAGGACTTCAACGACATCCTCGGCAGTGTCGAGATCATGCTCGGAAAGGCCCCTACCGGGGTGGAAGCTGGAGTTGCCCTCGAGCAACTCTCCGAGTCCGCTAACACTAGGCTCCGACTCAAAGTTCGACTCATGGAGGGGGCTCTAAGGCGGGCAGGGCACGTCCTCCTGAAGATGATCCAGAAGTACTACACCACGCAGCGCATCTTCAGGATCGTCGGGCACGAGTTTAACGAGAGCGGCCAGCCGAACCCCGCCCAGTTCTTCTCCATCA